TTGGCCCATAGATCGTTTGGTGTGCCGTTCCCAATTGAGTACGTCGATAAAACGCGTTTCTACGTTTACGGTGGTGCCCCTAATAGGGATTTCCCATTTTATGATCACGTCGCTAGCCAATCACTTGGGTGTTATGACGTTGCCGCGGCGTAGGTGCCGCCGGTGAACGTGAGTTGGACCTCGCCCAATTCGCCAAGGTTCGCGGCCAACACGTCCATGGCCTCCAAATAGGTGTTCGTTAGCGAAAATTTAGGGTTGGTTGCCGATACCGCGGTACCGTCCACCGGTGTGCATTCCACGTAGCATTGCGTCCCCACCAACGGTTCCAACGTTGCGTACACCTCGGCCGCCTCATAGGACTGATTAAACGTGACAACCAATTGGTTGCTATTCATGCCGGCTTGATAGAACCGGTCCCGGCTTGCCATGCTCGAACTCTCGAGCGCGTCCGCTTGGCGCGTCAGTACGGCAGACTTTGCGAACTCGGACAGATCAACGGACGATCCGCTAGACGCACCGATTTTTACCTCGGGTGCGGAGTAGTAAACGGTTTGTGGCATTGCCATGGGTTAGTCCTCGCTTTTCGTTGTTACTTTTTTAGCACGTTTTGGGCCGCTTTGCACGTCACCGTTGGGCACGATAACCCCAATTTTGAGTAGGTAATAGAAATCGTCCAACGCGAAATTGGCGGCCGGTACCACGTCCCCGGGTTGTTTGTCGGCAAATGCTTTGGTTACGCGGTAGGTACTCATGGCCCTATTTTAGCCCCAATGGTTAGTTCGTAAGACGCAAATTCTTGGCTACCTATGGTGGTTACCGCGGGCCGTACGTCCGTTAGGCCGATTTGTGCGCGGCGTACTAGGTCCGCCAATTCGAGTAGTTGCGTTAAACACTTGTAATCACCGGGGCCAATGCCAATGATCTTTACGGTAAACGTCATATCAAACACTAGGTTGCTATTCATACGAATGACGGGTGCGTCCACAAACGCGCACGGTGGGTTTAGGTTCCGTGGATCGTCCACCACGCGTAGCCCGGTAATGGTTTGTAGTTTGTCCACTACGTTGTCGTAACCCAATTTAAACGCGTTTACGGTGGCCGTCATTAGGCAACCGCCGGCCGATTAACCCCTAGTAGCCGCATGATCTGGCCCATACTGCCACCGGTTGGTGTGCCGGTGGCCAACGGATCGAACGACGCGTATTGGTCAATAGATCCACGTTCGCGGTACAACGCCCCGGCGTACATAATCGTGCCTAGCCGCACGTCTTGGCTAGGCACCGTGGATAGGGACGCGTCAAAATAACCGGCCTCTTGGCGTTTACGGTACGCGTACGCGTTGGCGGCCGCCACACAAATGGTGAGTAGGTCATAGTCGCTTGACGGGTTGGTAACGGTGAAACCTAGCCAATCCTCAACGTCTGCAATGGTTATCCACGTACACGTCAATGCGTAGGTGATCGTGCCGGCCGCGGCGGTTCGTTCGATATCGTCCGCGGTGAGTGCGAACAACACTTGGTTGGGTAATACCACCGCCGGGTTAAATAGTAAATCCCCGGCGGTGTTTGTGCCCGTAAATTCGTATTGCGGCAAATCTATGGCGGTGTACGTGCCGTTAAATCCGGTTAGCCCGGAAATGGTGAACTCTTGGCCGGTAACGATTTCGTTAGCGGTAAGCGTTGCTACTACACCGTAGTTAGCCGTTATTTGCTTGGAAATAATCGAGTACGTGGCCATTGGTGGCCCTACCGATCAAACCCAAGTGATCTTTTGCAACAACGTGGCCTTGGGGACGAACGTTGCCAAATAACCGTAATAGGTGAAATTACGGCCCAACAATTCGGGATCCTCAACGGACATAATGCCACGAATGTTTTGGTAGATCTCCATGCCGGGGCCGTGGAACACCACCATGGTTTTGGCGGCACAATTGCTATCCACAATGGTTCGCAAGCCCAACGGGTTGGTGGTGGACCAATTGGTGACGTTGCCGGCACCCATGGTATTTACACCCATGAGATTTGGCGTACCAATGGCCGGGAACACCGGACGGTTGTCCGCGTCCACAAGTGAACCGATCTTGGCCCACGTGTCCGGACCCATGACAATGTGCGTTGGGAACAAGTTTGTTCCGCTCGAAATGTCACGGGCCGCGCCGTACATAAACAGAATGAAATCCTCGGGTGTTCCGTCCCATTGTCCAAGGTTGGTCGACCCGGCTACGCAAGCGTCCACCGCGATATCGTCTGCCTTAATCAGATACTCGCCGGCCAGATCGTTAAGGATTTGCTCGAGCGCGGCCGGGTCCGTAAAGTCAATGTCCTGTTGGGACAAAAACACGCCACCGGCAACGGTGCTACGGGTAACCGTCTGAGCGTCAATTACGGCCTTTTGCGACGTAACCGCTTGGCCCTCAGTCTGAGTGCCGGATGCGGTGTACTGACTGAACACCGGACGAATGAACGATTTGCCGGACGAATTCGGCATTGCACGGGTTCCCACCTCGGTGAGAAATGGTGCGACATATGATTTCCCCACAAACACGGGACCCAAAACGGGAGTGGGCAACAAGCCCAAAGTGTCCGTAGTCAAGTCTTGCGCGAGTGCGGCCTGAATTGCCGTTTGCTTTTTTGCGACGTTCTGACGGTATGCGGCGTTTACGTTGGCCCACGTCTGCCCACCAACGTGGTACGCGGCCAAATATTCGCTTGCTGTTGGCATTGGGAATTCGCGCTCGGTTTTCGCGGCGGCCCACACGGGTGCGGTTGGTGCCGCGGCCGGTGCGGCCTCGACGTTCTCAACGTTTGGGGTTGTGGTGATTTCGGACATTGTGTTGTTTTCCTTTTCTTTTGCCGCCGCTACTTGTGTAACCCTTGCTTGTGGAAATGCGCCTAACGGAACTAACGATAACTCAACCCACCTAGCGGACGCAACAACCAACACGCCGTTTTCGTCCATTTCCGCGTCCACCGGTTCGGCCCCAACGCTTACCGCGTCTAGTACCCCGTCCTTGGCGAGTTCCAATGCCTCATTGCCGGCCTGAGTTTTAGAAACTTTGGCGGTGAAATACACGCCGTTTTCGTCCGCTACACGCTCGGTAACCACACCAATAGCCCGGGTCAAATCGTGGTCCTGAATAAGTTTTGGTGCGGGTCCGTCCACCGGCAACGATCCGGGTAGGAACATAACCTCGGTACCGTCTGACACGGTGGCCACCACGTTGTACGGTGCGGCAACGCCCATAATTTCGCGTTTTCCCTCACCCTCGGCGGCGGTTATCTCAATTGGTGACGCTGTAAACCTAATCATGGTGCCTCACTTTACTACGGGTTGGCGGGTAGTGGGTGGCAACGAACTAGCGACGTTAAGCCCGCCACCACCCACCGTTCCGTTGCCGTCGCTATCGTCCGTGTCCGGTGTAGCCATGCCGTTTTCCTCAAGGTAGCCGCGCACGTCCAATTCGACGTACCGGCCGCGTGGCACAATTGAGTTCATAGACAACGTTTGTTCGATTGCCTCAATAATCGGTTTGGCCCCGAACTGATACAAGTCCATGCGGGCACTATCGGCGTTCTGATAGGTGTAGCCGGGTACCGATACGCCCACTAGGTACGGTGGAATATTTGCTAGCCGGGCCATTTCCAACGCCATAAATTCGCGGGATTGAACCAATTGCAAATCGTCCGGTTTGTGGGACGTTTCTTTGTAGTCCACAAATTCGTTTAGGGCCGCAACGGTGGATTGTTGGCGGGCCGCGGCAAATGCGGCGGCCATGTCCGCGAGATCTTGCGCGTTCATTGGTTCGCCACCGGTTTGTTTTAGGTACCCGCTCGGGATTTCGTTCGTTGCAAATCGTTCGGCCGCACGTTGCAGACGTAACGCGGTAGTGATCGCGCTAACGCCTTGGTAAATAAGCCCACCGTTAGGGGATAGGAATTGCACTACGTCGTTTGTTTTTAGTGGTGCCCCTTGGAATGTGATTTGGTCGCTCGGGCCGAACCATTGCGGCCCCGTCTGGTCGAGTGTGTAAACGTTTTGCGCGGGTAGCCACGTAAATTTGGACGGGAACCCGTTACCCAACCGTTCGGTAATAGCCCAAAATGCGCGGCCGAACATCATTAGGTCGCTCGCGGTGTTGGCCAATATGAAATTGCGCGTCACGTTGGGGTCCGGTTGCGTAAACCACGTGTCCGGTGGAATGTAAATTTTTTCCATGTATTCGCCGTTCCATTGTTGGGAATATTGCTTAATGGTTAGGCACCCAACCATGGAACAAATGAGATCACGCGCTCGGCTAACGGTTGGTACTTGTAACGCGGCCTCGACGCTTGGGTCCGCGGTGTAGAACACGAATTTGTCCACCATGTACGCACCGGTGTTACCGGCGTTGTTGCCGTATCGTGCGGCGGCCACCGCCGCTTTTGGTGCTACCGGTTCTTTTTTAGCGAACATTGCCATGGGATAACACTAACTCGCGGCACGGTGCGGTACGGACACAAACACGGGCCGGCCTACGGGTTGCCGGTTATGGATTAGTAGCCCAACCGCGGCCACTACGCACCGGGCTAATTCGATTGGGCCGGGTGATCGTTGCGACGATAACGAAATGGTGCCGTTGGTGCGGCCGGCTACCGCTCGGCCTACGTGTTCGGCCAACATGGTTTCGCCGGTGTGCCGTAATTTGCCCTCGGTGATTAGTTGGCGTACCGCGGCCGTGTATCGGGTTACCTCTTGGTAGCCCCATATTTGGCGGCGGCGTTGCAATGTAAGCGGGCAATGCAAATCCAATGTGGGGGTTACGGCAATAACTAATTTTGGGTCCGCGGCTAGGGCCTCGATACGCCGCCATGCCTCGGCCATGGTGTCCACCACGAATTCCACGGTGGCGGTTACCTCGCCGGGTTGGCCGGTGTGATTGACACGCACCGCGCAATACCGGCCATCGTCTAGGGATACCTCAACCGCTACCACACCACCCGGCGGTGGGGCCTCGGTGGTGGCGTTGCCGGCCCATACACCGGGTTGGATCCAACCGGTGTCCGATTGCACCCATAGGTTTACGCTTGAGCGTAGAAACGCGGCCCGGTTGGGTGCGGTGGCCTCGATTTGCAACGTTTGTTCGGTAATGGTGTGCCCAATAGCCGGGTTGGCGTACCGCCACGCGTCCATAGTCATTGGGTCCAAATCTGGCGGCGGCGAATATTCGGCCAAATACAAACCCGCGTCCGTTTTGGTGTCTATGGCCCGTAGCCCTTGCTCGCGCCACCGCAACATGGCGTGGCTATCCTCGGTGCCGGCCGTAGAAAACATGACGCACAACGGGTTTGGTTTGGCGCGTTGAGTGGGCAACAAACCTACGTCCAACGCCTCTTGGGATACCCCCCAAACCTCATCTACTAGCACTAGGTCCGCGCTTGATCCGTGGCCGGCGGCCGGGGTAGCCGCTCGAACCACCCACGTGCAATTACCTAACACCAATTGGTTACGGCCGTACGCATATTTGACGTTGGCCCCGAATTTGTCTTTAAGCATGGGTGCCAAATCCTGAAACAACGCCACCGCTAGATCCAATTTGTGGGCCGTGGTAATCACAAGTACCGGTTGCTTTTGACGTTGCGCGTAAACCGTGCAGTACCACCCAAGGATTGCCCGCAACAATATGGTTTTGCCGTTTTGGCGGGCCACGGAAACCAAACCCAACCGGTTTAACCATTGGCCCTTATTGTGGGCCAACAAATTGTTAGCCACGTGACGTTGCCACGGCATTAACTCGACACCTAAATGCGTCTTGGCCCATTTGGCAACCTCGGAACCGGCACTAGAAAATTTGGCCGGCATGATCGTTTCCAACCGCGGCCGGGCCATTTGCATTTTGTCGGATTTCGGTTTGGTTCGGGCCGAACCGGTTTGGTTCTTTGGGGATACACGCTTGCG